TGACATCGTGGCCCCTCTTGGTCCTCAACATCATTGTAATGAAAGCTGCAATGCAGGGCCAAATACTTATCGAGTGGAAATCGTTGTCTTAGGGGATTAGGAGCGCCAAGTGTGAATGTGACCCATTCTGTAGTGCTGTTGCAAGCTATAATATCATAGGTCAATTCCAATTCGCTATAATCCTCGGCCAATCTATCTGAATTAACTATCGTTATCTTTACACTCGAATTGATAGCACCATCTAAATCTTCAAGATATGGTTCCAATAAATTTGTTACATTGCTCACTCTCAAAGTGACTGTAGGAATTTGTCCCTTACTCGTATTTTTTGTCGGCTCGATTTCAAATGGGAACGGGGTGTAAGTTTCGCCGCCGAATTCTATCTCTTCAAAGTTGCGAACATACCGCAAGACCGTATCATCAGTCAAAGTCACTTCCAATAACAACAACCAAGCAGCTTTGCTCTGTAGTTTGTTTTTTTCTATTATTATGTTGGCTGGTATATCTCTTGGCATTAGCTTGTCGGATTCGCCTCCACTAAAATCATTTCGGCCCGCCAGCGTCTCAAGGGTACTCTTGAATCTAATGGGTTGAATTTCCACTTGATTGGTTCAACAAACTTTACATCATACGTTTCGCCATCTTCGGTATTTTCCCAATTGAAACTTGTTCCACCATAGCCAACAGTAGTTTCCTCGAAAGTTTCAAGTGCGGTTTTATCTGCGGCGGTCAAATATCTAAAAACGAGTTTCCATTTTTTAGGCACAACCGTAAAGCGGTTCCGAGATAATTGATAACCATTCTCGAATTGTGAACGCAATGTAGGGTCAACAGCTGTTTCCTGCTCGAATTCTTCAACACTCGGCCCTTGTGTTAGGGTTGGGAAATCACTCATTGTCTTGCACCTATTTCCTGTATTGCATTCCGCATTGGCCCGTAATTGTGAATGTCTTTAATCACAACATTTGTTACATATTTTTCGCCGTCAAATTCTATTTTGCCTTTGTCTGCGCTCACTGGCCTTGATGTTTGATTTATTACATTCACTTCAACTGTAGTACCAGCACTTTGTCCTTTAGGTATTACCGATTCTCCGCGTTGCAATATTGCCGGAAACTCATCGGGTTGCAAACCGGCGTGTAATCTCGGAGCGTTTGAAAAAAGCATCTTCGGCACTGTTCGCTCGGTGGAGCCCGCGCCTATTGCCCCACCTAAATGCTTTGCAGGTGTTTTCATAACGCCAGCGCCTACCATCAAGCCAGTTGCCACCTGCATAGCCATTATCTGAATTATTGAAGCGGCAACCGCTCTCAAAAATCCAGTGGCGGCATCTTTGAATTTTCTTGCGTTCAAAATCATATCGGCAAAAGAATCAGCGAAGGCGTCTCTGACTGCATAGGCAACTTCGCTACCAATTTCACCGAAAGTTTTTATGTCATTCGCCATCTCTCTTTGAGCAGATTTTATCCCACTAACAAAACTGCCCGACGATTTGAGCTTTTCAATATCCAATTTTCTTACCTGTTCGTTGTACCAAGCAGCTAAAGCAACTTTGTCATCTATAAAGCTTTTGTATTCCTCCAACTGTAAGTCCAACAGTCTTTTTTCTACCTGATAAAGCTGCTCGCTCATTCTTCCCATCTCGGAATACATAGAACGATACGCTTCCAGCTTGTCCCTTGTAAAATCTTCTTTTGATATTTCTGGCTGTAAACCTTGTGGTTTTTTAGGAGTACCTTTCTCCCCGAAACTGAATATTTTGACTACTCTGTTTTTTAGTTCCGTTACCGTATCAACGACTGGCTGTGCGGCTGTTTTTATACCTTCCCACCATTGTTGCATCTTTCTTTGGGCATCCTTGCTATGAAGGGCCTGTAGGTTCTTTTGAATTATGTCGGCGGCCTCTGTGCTGCTTTCACTTATGCCCTCAAGTGCATCGCCGAAATATTTTTTTGTATCCTCGGCAAAACCCTTAAAAACAGATTCTACTGTTTGATTGTGAATTATTTCTGCCGCTTCTTTTTCGGCTTGTTTATATAGTTTCAATTGGTCAGGTCTAACAAACGCTGGTAAATCAAAAGGACCTTTTGATACTTTTTCTAACGAAGTTGCCTTACCTTCAACAGCAGCATAAGATGAACGATATATTTCTCCTCCTCTGGTCTGAAAGATTTGCCGAGCCGACTTGCGAACCAAGTCCTCACGTCCTCCCATCATACCTTCAGTAATCCCCTTCCAAATTGCCTCGCCAGTTCTTATTGACAAGTTAATAATCGTTTTCGCAAATGCTTTCAATAATTCTATCAGTGAATCAAGAATCGCCTGAAAGCCCTTGTGAAAATCTGTTTTTAATAGTTTCAAAAAATCAAACAGGACATCTTTGATAAAAACTATCCTGTCGGCAAAAGCAATCGCCCAGCTCTCAATAATACGCTGATTTTTTATTATGGCATTTGATAAATCTATGATACTTCCTTTGAATCTTTCACCAATACCAACAGAGATAATTTTTATCGCCTGCCATAATCTTTTCAGTTGAAAAGCTAAAGTATCTGTCATTTTTGCAAAAGCTTTTTGAGTTAGACCAGTGGAGTGAAGCATTAGTTCATAGTCACTCAACATTCCTTCTGCTTGGTTCAAAGCTGCTGCAAGACCAGCTAAACCTCTTACGTTTGGTATCAACGCTGCCAATTGCTCTGCTGTAGCTCCCTTTAATTTTTTCAGCACACCAGTTAGTCCTATAGTTCTCAACGTAGCTGTATTTAATTCAAAACCGAATTGCTTCGCCATTTCTATTGCTTCCCCGCCTGGTTTCAAAAAGGCATTTAATAAACCCCGCATTGATGTAGTAGCCAAGTCAGTTTGCAATCCAGCCCTTGTCATAGTGGCTATTGCTGCTCCCAATTGCTCAAATGATAAACCTGCAGCGGCGGCTGTAGCTGTAACTTTTCCTATATTCGGAGCAAGCTCAGCAAATGTAGTTTTGCCTCGTTTAACAATGGCAAACAACCAATCACTAACCTTACCTGCTTCATCTGCTGACATTTGATATGAATTAAGAATTGTAGTTATTGCATCAGCAGCTATCCCTGTATTGGTCAATCCAGCTTTAGCTGCTATGGATGAAGTCCTCAATACATTCATAGCTTTAGCAGGTGCAATTGAAGCACTGAGTATATCATATAATCCTTTTGTTAATGTGCTTGTTCCTTCCCCAAATTCGACCGCTATATTTTTTAATTGCTTTGCATATTTTGGCATATATTTCATCGTGTGGTCATCAAGCATTGTACTAACATTAGCCAATTGCTCTTCAAAACTTGCAAATGCTTTGACCGAAGCTCCTAACGCGGCGATAGCTGCAATGCCTATATATTTAAGTTGCCGCTTTATTATGCCGCCTAATTTTTTAACTGCCCTGCCAAGTATTCCAAAAGCAGTAGAGACCCCTCTTAGTTGGACTCCGACCTTCATTGAAAATGTGCGTATATTCTTTGTTGCTTTTACAAGTTTGGTTTGCAGGTCTCTCATATCGGCCCGCAAATAAGCTGTAAGTGTACCCAAATCAGCCATTCCTTTTGCCTCTCCATTTTTTCATTTGATTTTCTTTCCGACATACATTTAAGTATTCACAAGTTGGTTGTCCAAAACCTCCATAACATATAAGTGGTCTGCTGAGCTTGACAATTGTATTATCTTTGTATTCGTTTTTTCTACATTTACCCATTTTTATTTCTTTCTATACTCAGCGAAGAATTTGTTAGGGTTCGGCCTTCCGGCCTTTTCCCAAGCAATCATCGCTTCTTTTGATACCTTCATTTTCGGCAACCCAAAATTTTCTGTTTGCTTATCAATATCCGCATCGTTGCGTTCTTTAACGCCGAAGAACCCGAACAATGCTTTGCGAATTTGCGTCAACTCAACATCTTCCGGCTTTATAAATTCTCGATATTCGCTCAGTCTTTCCAAGTAATGCGACAACTGTTGCAGCGTAAGCCGCTCTATCTTTTCCGGCGACCATCCAAACTCCTTTGACAACTCGAAATATATCGCCGCCCAATCAGTCAGCTCGTCTCTGTCAGGTTCCCTTTGACCTTTGACCCTTTGGGCGGCGCTTCGGAGTTTTTTGACTGCACACTGAATATGTCACCTGCCTCTGCAATCTTTCCCAATTGTGCAGCATCCAACTGTCCGATTTTCTTCTTAATATCATCGACCGACATATCAGGATAAGTACCCAAAGCTAAAGCAGTAAGTAAATGCACAGTGTCCCTTATCCTGCCGGGACCAAAGTTGATTTTGTCAATCGGCTTGTCGTACACATCTTCAAGGTACTGCAAACCCACGACTCGACACTTCGTATCAATCACAAAACCATCACCCAAATTCATCTTGTCAGTCCGAAAGTCCCTTGCCTTATTTACTTTTCTTTTTGCCATATCAAACTTCCTCAAAAATAATTCCCACCTGGTCACCGGCTGGCCTACTCTCATTAGGTGTACCCATAAAATTAACGTCATACATCGTTATTTTGTCACCGGAAAAAGGTAAACTTAAATCACTCAAAGATATTGCCGCATAAAAAATCAGTACAATTTTTTTACCGTCCAACTTCGTATGCTCAAACTGTAATGCAATCGTATCGCCACCCAAAGACTCTCGGCCTATCGTCAGCCCTTCCCAGCTTGTCGAACTTGTTGCGAACGAATAACTCGAAGGGTCATAACTTAATTGGCCTGTACTGGCGTTGACTGAACCGCCTAAGCCCAAAGCCAAACGTAAGTTATTACAGCTGAACTCCGCAAGTGAAGCTTTCAGCGTTGCTATACCTATACTGATAAGCTCGGTACTTGACGAACCGGACGGGCTGAACGTCAATGCTTTACGCTGACAATCAAGTTGTACCTCGCCCGCCAAGTACCCAACATTCACACCATTCAGATACAATTCTCCCGAACCCAACATTACATTATTGGTATCAGCCATAATTAGCTGCCTTGTACTTGGTCGGCAAAGAATCCAATTTGGTCACCGGCATCTCTGGTCGTAACGTGCAACGCCTTGAAAACAAGGTCATACAGCGTTACATCTTCTTCGGTGAAGGGAATAGTTATCTCGGGCGCAGCCACAACATTGTAGAGTACCAAAACCACTTCTTTGCCATTTGGCCGTTCGTGTTCAAACCGGAGAGGCATTTCATCGGTTGTCTTTTTGCCGCCGAATTTCAACACGTCAAAACTGGCACTGCTATTATCAGCCGAGTACGAACCACTATCTGGCGCACCTTCGTAAGCAGGAAAGCTCTGGCTCGCACTAATATCCTCATAGATACCCATAGCCAATTTAAGATTCGCGGCTTTGAGCTCAGCAGTCGAAGCTTTTAATTCTACCCTTTCACCGGTAATAAACTGCTTCACCGGCCCCATTTCGTTGGAAGGTTTGAAGTCAACGACATCTCTGGCGTACATCAACTCGACATTGCCTTTGAGGTAGCCAACATTAACTCCATTCAAGTACAATATTCCATTACCTAAAGTTACCTGATTTACGTCGCCCATTGTTATTACTCCTTTGTTAATGAGACCAAAAGAAAAGGGGCACATCTGGTTTTATCCAAACGTGCCCCTGTACAGGCGTCGATGGTACAGCATCTCAGCGGGCGCGACTCCGCCTATGCCTTTTGTTCTTTTGGCCAAGTTTTATTTATTGTTCAAAACACTTTGAAAAACCTCATCATATTTTTTTGCGATTACTTTTATGTCCTGATGTTTCTCTACGAATTTCCTACCATTCACAGCAAGTTTATAACAAAGCTCAGGACTATCTAACAGCATATTCACCTTGTCAACTATATCCTGCACATCCCGCTCGATAAACAAGCAGTCCTCTCCATCCTTTAGCATTTCACCGTGATAACCGACTTTAGTTATTAAAACAGGCACACCGCACGCTAAAGCTTCACCGACAACATTGCTGCAACCCTCGCCCATGCTCGGCAGAATAAGACAGTCGATTTTATGATAAAATTCCCTGACCATATCCTCATGTTTGACCTGCATCTGACCTTTGGGGCCGTTGTGTAAGCATTCCTTTTTCTTTACCAAGCCATACAAGCTCAAAGTGGTTCCGACATAAAATTGCCAGCCCTTATAGTTGCCACCCATTCCCCATATATTACCGGAGAAACCAACGGTAAACATTCTGTCCGGTCTTTTGTTTGGTGGTTTGAATATCTCCAAATCGATACCGTTAGGTATTAAGTAAGTGTTGGTATTCACCCGCTCGGCTATATTTTTCAATTGATTGTTTGTTGCAATGACCGCTCCGACCTGAGCCAATTGACTATCGTACCGCGAACCTTTATTGACGCTATCAATTACCATTCCACCAATCCTTAAAACTACTTTTTCTCTGCACTCTTTTATTAAACTTATATTATCGATATTTTGTGCCAAAATCAACGGGTATGAGTTCAGTAAATCAGTATCTATTTCCTGTTTGATATTTCTGCGAATGCGAATTATCTTGTATCTCACACCAAGCAATCTTCTTAGGTGTTTAAACACTATGCCCCAACTCCAACCCAACGCATTTTCAATACTTAAAACCATCATGTAGAACGAACTCCACTCAATCGGGTTATTATCTTATCTCGCCTGTCAGTAAATCCCAAGGCGGACGGTGTCATTGCCACTACAATATCAGCTTTTTTTATTGCGACTTTGTCCTCTTTGGAATAGATAAACTTGGGATTCGCCTTGTTAAATTTCAATACAACCTGCGTATGAACATAGTCGGGCAATTGCCTGCCTATCTCTGCCGCCTGGTTAGCAAAAGCCCAACCGCTAACATCGCAAAGCCAAACAACCTTCTTTTTTGTAATACCGGATTGCGGACACTTATTTTTGTATAGCCGTACTCTGTTAGTTAAAAGACTTCTTCTGATATACATATTGGTTGTCCAACAATCTCTTTTTTCGTACTCTGATTTGCATCTATCCCAAAAACCAACATCCATTTCGGCAGTAGTAAATTCGCCTTCCATTTTAATAATACGCTTCGGCCATATTTCGCTTCGTATTTTTATGTCGCTGGTTATTATTTCTTTATGCTGAACAAACTTAGTAACAACCAATTCATTCAAAAACAGGTGGTCGATATGCCCGTATTCACCAACAGCATTATGTGTATAAATTATATCCGGCTTAACTTTCTCTACGGCCTTTTCAACAATCCAACCAATATCATCTTTGATAGTTTCTACCTCACTGAACCTATTGCGAAAACCACTATGCTCTATAAGGTTTATGCCTTCACCCTCACATACTGCTCGCAAAGCCCCGTAGCCCTTCTCCTGCGTGGCGATTACCAATAAATGCCTCTCATAGCCCATATTTTGCAATACAGGCCAACCACAGACGACCTCATCGTCACAATGAGCTAATATGGCCAGAATCTTAGTCATTTTTTCTAATCCACCATTTTAGGCATGTTTTCCCGTCTATATTATCCTCGACAAAGTAAAGTTCTTCGTAATTCCCCAATTCCGGCAAATGCAAAAGCTCTTTCCACCCTTCGCTCATGTATCCACCGAAAAACAGAGTGCCTCCATCCTTTAACAAGCTATTGGCTTTAATGAGTAATTTCTTAGACCACTCAAGCCAACTTTTCTCGTCATCGGGCACATATTTTTTATCCAGACCATAAATAGAAATGTTGTCATATTTTCTATCATCAAGCACCAAAAAGTCTTCAATTATGTGCATCGCAGGACTGCCATACTTGGCTATTTCAGGGTCAGAATCAATCGTTGCACATTTGTTTGGTTCATTGACTAATTTGCAATAATGCTGTGTTGCTGCATTAACGCCAACAATCAAAACTTGGCCTTTCAAACTCGGCAAATAAGCATTTTCAATCCATTCTCGATATTTGTACTCAGTTTTCATTTTTTACCTCTGCAACTAAAATATCGTTTCGTTTTACGCTATGATGATTCTCGCTTATACCATCAATACGATAAATTTTGAAGGACTGGTCTATTTCCAACAGCTTGCTCCGTAATCTCTCGTTATCACCATTAGGAAACAGTTGTTGTATGTCATCTATCAAAATCACTGTCCCTTTAATGTAATGCTTTTTTATCGCTTCAAGTTCAATCCATACCTGCTCGCTTTCTTTACTCTTATGAGCGTCCAAATATATCGTTGCCGGCTCATCCATATGGCGCAAAACTTCATCCAGTTTTTCCTTACTGTCCCCATATACCAAGCATATATTGTCCTGCTCCTTAAATCTCTCAAATGCTTTGTTGAAATAGAACTCATTGTTTTCGATACTCGTAATGTTTTGAAAGCCGACATCGATAGCCAACTGAACACACCTGCCCATATTCGTGCCAGTTTCTACAAACCAACTATTGTATGCAAATATTGAAAGTGTTTTTTTGCTAATTGACACTATATTACCTCTTTGATAATTTCAAGTAGCTTTTTTACTTGTATCATATTCTCATATTTTTCCAAAACGAGCTGCCTGCCGTTTTCGGCTATCCGTTGCCATTTGGGATTGTCCGCATCTTTAAGATATTCCCGGAAGCGTTTTATGTAATTCTGCTCGTTTATGAATACGGCATTTTCACCATCGACAAATCCGAGTTCATCACAACCATTTTCGCCGTTTACTTCCATAAAAGACAAGCATCCACAAGCCGGAATCTCAAAGTATTTATAAACACTCGTTGTTCTGCAGGCCGCTATTGCCGCTCGATATTTGCCAAGCAACTCAGCATATCCATCACCGACATAGCCAGCACTTTTACCCACATAAGTAACTCCCATTTTGCCTTGACACATTCCTCTAAGCTTGTAATGTTTAGCGTTCCATAATACACCAGTAAGTAAGATTTTATCGCTAATCCTATTTGACCAATCAGGGCTTTTGTGCAAACCCTTATTTATTCCAAAGATTATTTGTTCGTATCTGAATTCTTCGGGCAAGTATTTCCTGATGTATTTGGGCGATTGATGATTGATAATCAACTCAAACCCTTCTCGTTTCGCCTTGGAAATCCACTCTGGAGTTATGCTATGGGCATCCGGCGAACGGGCAACCTTTAAGCTCGGCAGGTCTTTCAGCCCTTCCGGTTCCAAATTCTCCAGCGAATAAAATATAAGGACATCATATCCTTCAAGTTGTTCCGCTTTGACAACTTTACCGATAGGTAAAATATCAACTTCAGCCAAGTCCGTATTTAATAAACCGCACCGAAAAAATCTATAAGCGTTGTTAGTCCAATGCGACCCGCTCAAACCTACATCGTTCTGATTATAGACACATCCGATTCTCATAATTTTACCAACTCCGGCACATCCCTTTGGCTATAAGCTTCGATGATATTGCAATTCCCATAGTCCTTGTAAGATTCTGGGTTAACTGTACTTGTATATATGATCGAACCGTCAGGTATAGCTATCTCAGGAAAGCCGCCAAAATGATATCTAACCTTATTCTGTAAAACGTATTCCCTGACCTTATCGTATTGGTTGCGCCAGTGCCCCGACTTGATTATATTCGCCCACACCATCATCTTATCAGGTCTCGGCAAATTTCCCCTCGATGAGAACATCCATACTAATAACTGCTCAATCTTGCAAAAGGTCTTCATTTTGTCTATCGTCACGCTATCCTGATTAACCGCCGAATCAAACTCCTCTATCGTTCTATTTGTTCTGATTAACTCAATAATCAGGATAGCGAAAAGCACTTGTGGCAAGCTAATATCAAATAAGACCATTTTTCTCTGCACGTTAAGCTCAGCCAGTATATTCAAGAACATCATCCCCCCAACAACACTGTAAAACCCAACACTATCATCAAGCGAATCAACAAACATTGCGGTATCTTCGCTCAAAATCCTGTCCGAATCTTTTTGTTTTTCACTCGATAAACAAAAGATATTTCTGTCCTTCTCCGGCAGACCATCCTTATACTGATAACTCAGCAGTTTGCCTAAATTATTATTCGTTACCCTACCGAAAGACAGGTCCATCCCCTTAATCGCAGTTACGCTATAAAACAAGTTTCTTTTATCAATAGCTTTCCTTGTAAATTTATAGCCCTTATCTTCAATAGCATTTTCAACGATTTTTAGTCTATTCAGGTTTACAAATACATTTCTCCAATAACCCAAATATGGATTATGTTCGAGAATCAATATCCTCGTACTAACATCCAGAGCTTTTTTCACAACCTCTTTTATTAACTCAATCTCCACCCCTTCCCCTGCCAAAATATGCAGTATGCAAGTATCGCACTCTCCCTGCTCTGTTGTCACAAATTCATCTGCTTTTACGGCCCTTCTGTTTATCTCATCAAAACCCCACGGCAATTTATGAACAACCTCAACGAACCGCTTGCCAAGCAAATTGCTTTCTATCGCCTTCAATGCGTTATCGTGCCAAATAGAACTCAACTCTTTATCCCCTTAATTAAGTATCGTTGCTGCTGATAATACACCCTCAACTCATCCGAGTAAAGCTCCGGTCCTGACCAATCCCATTTAATCATCAGGGGTTTATAATCATCTAATCCTAATAATCTTGCATTGTGCAACAAAGCATAACAGCGATTAAGAATTTCCTCGAAATTATCACCCCAAGCAGTGACATTAAAATATATACCTCTTGGGAATCTGCCCGCCATAGAATCAACAAAAAAGGTAATAACCGAATGTGACTCAAAATCAATATCAGCCGGAGGATTACGAAAATACACACCATACGGATCAGCCGCATTAAGTCCTAACATATTCCCCAAATGCCC